GAAGGCGCAGCTAGTGCGCTGCCTGTGCCAGGGCCTGTTGATCCAGGCCGACATGCAGGACCCCGACCTCGCGGCGCGGCTGCCACGCCAGGACCTCGTCGTCCTGGGCTACAGCCTGCACCACGCCTACAGCGTGCCGGCGATGCTGGCCGTGGCTCGGTCGTACCTGAAGCCTCGGGGCACACTGCTGGTACTGGACGTGTGCGACACCTCGGAGCGTTTCAACGACGCCGTGCAGTACCGGGGCCTGGACAGCGGCGCGCTCGACGATGCCGGGCTCGCACGCCAGGACCACGGCGTGCAGTGGCACAGGCTGCCTGCCGGCCTGATCGGCGAGCATGTGGCCGAGGTGCTGGACGCTGGCGAGGCCACGCCTGGGCTGTGGGTCGGCGGCCCGCCATAACTACCAGCGACGAAACATGAGCAAGTGGCGGCTGATGTTCATCCTGCTGCTGCTGTGCATCTTCGCCCTGTTCGGCTGGTCGGCAGGCGAGGGATGGCTGTGATGCACGACCCCTGGTGGTCCTACGGCCTGGACTTCGTCGTCGCCTTCATCGCCGGCATCGCTGCCGACCGCTGGCTGATCTGGAGGGCCAAGCACCGTGGCTGACATGACCGGCTGGATCATCCTCGCTGCATCCCTGGGCTTCATCACTGGCGGGGTCACGATGGCCTGGGTCCTGTGGTACTGGATGGGCGGACCGAGCCTTGGCTGAGATCGTCCTGCCCAACGGGTTCGTCGGTCGGCCGCCGCAGAAGGCGCTGATGCGCTACTTCGACCACGGCGGCCTGCGTGCGGCCGTGTGCTGGCCCAGGCGGTTCGGCAAGGACCTCACCATGCTGCACCAGACCGCCAAGATGCTGCACGAGCGCCCGGGCATGTACTTCCACATGCTGCCCACGCACAAGCATGCTCGCAAGGTGGTCTGGGACGGGTTCGACAACCAGGGCAGGAAGACCCTCGACCAAGTCTTCCCGAAGCACCTGCGCGAGGACACCAACAAGACCGAGATGAAGATCACGTTCAGGTGCGGCAGCATCTGGCAGCTTGTAGGCTCGGACTACTACGACAGCCTCGTGGGCTCCAACCCGTTCGGCATCGCCATGAGCGAGGCGGCGCTGTCGGACCCGAGGGCGTGGAGCATGTTCCGGCCGATGCTCGCGGCCAACGGCGGCTGGGCCGCGCACATCTCTACACCCCGGGGCTACAACCACTTCTACGACCTGATCCAGTTGGCGAAGACCAGCGACCACTGGTACCACTCGCACCTGGGCGTGACCGAGACGCAGCACATCCCCCTGGGCGTGCTGGAGGACGAGCGGCGCGAGATGCCCGACGAGCTATATCGCCAGGAGTACGACTGCGACTTCAGTGCCGCGAACGTGGGCGCGATCTTCGGCCGCTACGTCGAGCAGATGGAGAAGCAGGGCCGCATCTGCATGGTCGAGGCGGGCGGGCCCAACGACGAGGTCTGGGTCACCTCCGACATCGGCTACCGCGACAAGGCGGCGTTCGTCTGGTGGAAGCGCATGCGCGGCGGCTTTGAAATCTTCCACTACGACGATGGCAGCGGCATGGATGCCGAGGAGTGGATACCCAGGCTACAGAAGCAGCCGCGCGCCGATGTGCTGGTGCTGCCGCACGACGCCAAGGCCAGGAGCTTCGCGTCCAAGCGCTCGGTGGTCGAGACGTTCCTGGCCGACCGGCCCTGGGCCGGCTGCGACGTGCGTGTAAACGAGCAGCGGAAGAAGGCCGACAGCATCAACGCGGGGCGGCTGATGCTGCGCCGGGTCAGGATCGCCAACAACGAGGCCTGCAAGCCCCTGCTGATGGCCCTCAGGGCCTACCACTTCAAGTACGACGACGAGACGAAGACGTTCAGCAGCGAGCCCGAGCATGACTGGTCGAGCCACCCGGCCGATGCGTACATGGAGGGCGCGGCCAAGCTGGTGGTGATCGAGCCCCCGCCGCCCGAGAAGACCATAATCGTGCCGCCGCTCAGTCACTCCTTCACCCTGGAGATGCTCCACGAGACTGTCGGGCCCTCGGCGAACCAAGGACGACTCTGATGGCTACATACCCGCCGCAACAGCCTCCAGGCGCAACTACTGGTAGCGCAATGCCATCGGATGGCAAGGAGTATCAGGACATCCACGATGGCAAGAAGCCCGGTGATCAGTCGCTAATCCCCGAGCGTGACCAGGGCAAGGACCCGGCAAAGCTGGCCGAGCGCTGGGAGCGGGAGCTTCAGGCTGCAAAGAAGGAGTTGTCGAAGTTCCACACCACCGCCAGGAAGCTGGTGAAGAAGTACCTCGACGAGCGCGACGGCGCGGCCTTCGACAACAGCGACAGCAAGTTCAACCTGTTCTGGTCGAACATCGAGGTGCTGAAGTCGAGCCTGTACGCCAAGCCTCCCAACGTGGACGTGAGCAACACCCACAAGGACAGCGAGGACGATGTCTCCCGGGTGGCGGCCAACATCCTGCAGCGGATGCTCAACAACGACTGCGAGGACGACGACGAGTCGACCTACCCCGAGATCACCCGGCAGGCCGTGTCGGACTACCTCGTCATCGGCCTGGGTCAGGTCTGGTACCGCTACGAGGTGGAGACTGAGGAAACACAGACCGACCCGGTCACCGATCCGACGACCGGCGAGCAGCTTGCCGAGCCCGTGCCCTACGAGGCGATCACCTCCGAGGATGCGCCGGCCGACTACGTCTACTGGGAGGACTTCTGGTGGAGCCCGGCCAGGGTCTGGCAGGACGTGCGCTGGTGCGCGCGGCGGGTCTACATGAACCGCGAGGAGCTTTGCGCCCGCTTCGGCGACAAGATCGGCAAGGACATCCCGGTCACCAAGCAGAAGACCCGGGCTGATGCCCTGGGGCACATCAACGACCCCTGGGAGAAAGCCGGGGTCTTTGAAATCTGGGACAAGACGACCAAGTGCGCCTACTGGCACGTCATGGGCTACAACATCATCTGCGACTACAAGCAGGACCCGCTGAAGCTCAAGGGCTTCTTCCCGTGCCCGCAGCCGCTGATGGCGAACCTGACCACCAGCAAGTTCATCCCCCGCGCCGACTTCCTGCTCGCGCAGGACCAGTACGGCCAGATCGACGAGTTGACGACCCGGATCAAGTACCTGACCAAGGCGTGCAAGGTGGTCGGGGTGTACGACAAGAACAGCACCCCCATCGGCCGGGTCTTTCAGGAGGGCATGGAGAACCAGATGCTCCCGGTCGACAACTGGGCCGCCTTCGCCGAGAAGGGCGGGCTCAAGGGCCAGATGGACTTCGTCCCCATCGACATCATTGCCGGGGTCATCGAGAAGCTCACCCAGCAGCGCGACGTGATCAAGGGCAACCTCTACGAGGTCCTGGGCATCGGCGACATCATGCGCGGCATGACCAACCCGGATGAAACCCTGGGCGCGCAGCAACTGAAGGCCCAGTTCGGCGGCAACCGGCTCCAGTTCAAGCAGCAGCAGATCGGTGCCTGGGTCGCGGGCGGCCAGAGAATCCGCGCCCAGATCATCTGCGACCGCTTCCAGCCACAGACCATCGCCGAGCGCAGCAACATCATGCACAGCCCCGACGCCCAGGGCGCGGACGCGGCCATCCAGTTCCTGAAAGCCCCAGGCGACAACAAGTTCTACCGCATCTCGGTCGAGTCGGAGACGATGGCAATGGTCGACTGGGCCCAGGAGCGCGACAGCCGGACCCAGTTCATGCAGGCCGTTGGGAGCTTCGTCCAGTCGGTGACCCCGCTGATCCAGACCAGCCCCGAGGCAGCCCCGGTCGTCATGCAGTTGATGAAATGGGGCCTGGGCGGATTCAGGATCAGCAAGGAAATCCAGACGGTCCTCGATCAGGCGGTCGCTGCGGCGAGCCAGAACGACCAGACCAAGCAGCCGCCGGGGCCGGCCGAGCAGGCGCAGATCGACAAGACCAAGAGCGAGACGACCAAGAACAAGACCCAGGCTGTCGAGAACCTCGCCAAGGCCGCCACGCACCACAATTCGATCCTGCACAACAACATGGGGGCGATGGGGCTGCTGGGCGGCCCCGATGGGCAGCCCCCGCCCGGCCCGGGAGGCGCTCCGATGCAGGGGCCAGCCTCGGGCGTCCCGCTTCAACCCGCACCGCCCCCAGGGGCACCCATCCAGTAGGAGATCGCCATGACGAAGAAGGAAGACAAGCTCGTCGAGCAGGAAGAAGACCCGGTCCAGCAGCAGTACGAGCGCGAGGCGCTGCAGGAGCAGGCCAAGCTGGAGAAGAAGGCCGAGAAAGCCTCAGGCAAGGCCTACGCTGCCGAGGAGGAGATGCCGCAGCGGTTCTTCACGGGCGGAGCCACCTACGACGAGAAGGCCGCATGGCTCGCCGAGCATGGCGGCCCCGAGGCCCTCGGCGTCGTCGAGCCCGGCCATGCCGAGCCGGAAGCGAAAGATGTCGCGCCTGAGTGACCTCCTGCGCGAAGGGGCGACCGAAGTCGGCGGGCAGCTTGACGCTGCCGGCCAGCTTGGCCTGGGGATCGTCAAGCAGCCCATCGCCGGGCTGGCCGGCGCATCCCAGGGCCTGTGGGACCTTGCCACCGGCAAGGGCAAGGACGCTGCGCTGCAGAACGCCGCACAGCGTGTAAACGACATCCAAGACTGGGGCGGCCCGCTGACCGAGCGCGGCGGCCAGCGGCTGCAGGACCTCGGCACCAGCATGAAGGGGGTGGAGGACTGGGGCAGCAAGCTGCCCGGTGTAGCCCAGGCCTCCAACGCCTGGGACACCTACGCCCAGGCGCATCCGGCACCCGCCGCGACGATGGCGGGCGTTCTGGCGGCCGTCAACCCCGTCAAGGGCGAGGGCGCGGCAGCCGGCGCGGCCGAGCGTGCGGCGGCCAGGGCGGCCGAGGGCCGCGCGATGCAGGGCTACCTGCCGCATACGCCCCTGGACCCGCACCCCGCTGTAGGCTCGCGCTACACCGCCCTGGACCTCGGCGGCATGGCCCCCAAGGCCCCGCTGACCATCGAGGACATGAAGGGCTCCAACCTCGTCGCCATGCCGTGGGACATGAGCAGCAGGAATCGTCTCGTCACCAACATCTCCGGCAACGAGTTGCCGACGCCCACGCTCACCACCGGCGGCCAGGACTGGGCCCGCGACCTCGGCAACATGAGCCGGGACATCGGCGGGGCGTCGAACCTGTCCATCGCCAAGCGCATCCAAGACCGCAATGCCGCAGCGGCACGCGAGGGCCTTGAAGCTGGAGGCTCCGGCAAGGTCTACATGATGCCCTCGACGATGGGCCAGGACGCCGAGTTTTTCTCGACCATGCCGACCGATGCGCTGATGCAGTTGTTCCACCATGCCGACCTGGGGCCGCAGCACGTCAGGGCGCTCAACCAGATGATCAGGAATGCTCCGCTGCAGACCACCACGGGCGGCCTCGTGCGGCCCTTCGGCGGCTTCCTGGGCCTGGACCACCCCGAGGTGCAGCAGCAACTGCTCACCGGCCACGGCATCGACACCACCCCGGGCAACCTCAGGACGGCCATGTCGCAGCAGTTGACCAAGGTCGGCCCGCAGCAGATGCTGGGCTTCAACAAGGCCGACCTGATGAACGCCATCACCGACCCGGCGCTGGCGGGGGTCGGCAAGGGCCATGTCGGCAACACCGTCATCGAGGCCCTGGAGGGCACGCCCCTCTCGCCCTCGGAGCATCCGGCCTACGACACCAGCTTTGCCGGCCGCTACGCAGGAAGCCTGGGGCACAATGTCCCCATCGAGGCGATGATGCCCAAGACCTACGAGCGCCTGTTTCAAGAGATGCAGGGCAGGCCCGGGAACACCCGCAACATGGTCATCGGGGCAATGGAAAAGCGGGGCTCGGGCTTCTCCGAGCCGGTCGACCAACGGACCATCGACTCGGTCAACCAGTGGATCGAGCAGGCCCAGCGTGCCAAGCAACTAGGAGCGTACTGACATGCCAAGCTCAACACCCAAGCAGGCCCGCTTCATGGCCGCTGTAGCCCACGGATTCAAGCCCGACGATGTCAAGGCCCCGCCCGTGAAAGTGGCCGAGGAATTCAACGAGGCCGACAAGGGCGGCGAGATGCTGCACGAGGGCATGAAGAAAAAGCGCAGCCCCCAGCAGACCAAGGCCATCGTCAACCGCCTGCGCGGCTCGGGCTCGATGTCGGACACCGGATCGGCGGTCGGGAGCATGTGATGCCGACCTACGCATTCCGCTGCGCGAGGTGCGAGAACACCCTGGAGGTGTTCCGCTCGATCTCGGACCACCTCAGGAGCCCCAGGCCGCTGATCTGCTGCGGCGAGACGGCCGACCGCTACTTCCCGCCCACCGGCCGCACGAGCGCCCAGGACAACGCTCTGGCCGGCGACCGGCACTACATCGGCCTGCAGGCGCAGGACGGCACCGACATCTCCTCGCGGTCGAAGCACCGGGAGTACATGCACCGGCACGGCCTGACCACGGCCGACGACTACACCGAAACCTGGGCCAAGGCGCAGAAGGCTCGTGAAGCCTACCGGCGCGGCGAGGGCGGCGGTGCAATTACCAGAGACGATATTGCCCGGGCCTTCGCCCGAGCCCAAGGAGGCTGACATGACTTTGAGCGCCCTGCTGACGATCCTGCTGGGTCTGGCCGTTGTCGGTCTGATCGTCTGGATCATCGTGACCTACATCCCGATGCCCCCGGTCTTCAAGACCGTGATCATCGCCATCGCCGCCATCGTCCTGATCATCTGGCTGCTGGGCTGGCTGCCCAGTGGCGCGCACCTGTTCCGCTAGACGTTTAAACCACAAGGAGAACCAATGGACCCCGATGACGCTGCCGTAGATGACGGCCCCGACCTCCGCTCGACCATCGAGAGTGCCATCGACGGTGCCGAGGGGGGCGACACTGCCGTCGCCCCCGACCGGCCGGCCGCCCCCGACACCCCGGTCGCCCCGGTCGAGAAACCGGCGGTCGACACCCAGGTCCAGGCCAAGGGCGACCGCGACTCGCTCGGGCGCTTCCTGCCGAAGGGCGAGAAGGCCCCAGGAGCGCCTGGAACCCTTCCGGGCACCCCTGGTGTCACCCAGGCCGCTCCGACGCAGCCTGGGGCCATCCAGCCCGCGCCGCAGCCCGCTGCACTGCAGGCCCCGGCCTCGTGGTCGCCGAGCGCCCGGGAACACTGGAAGGCGATGAACCCGGAGGTCCAGAAGGAGGTCGCCCGGCGCGAGTCGGAGATGCAGCGGTTCGTCAACGAGGTGGCACCAGCCCGCCAGCTTGGCGAGCGGTTCTTCCAGGCCGTGCAGCCCTTCATGCCGATCATCCAGGCCGAGGGGGTCGACCCGCTGACGGCCGTGACCAACCTGATGAACGTCACCCGGACGCTGCGTACCGGCACCCAGTACGAGAAGGCCAACACCCTGGCGCAGATCGTCAAGGTCTACGGGGTCGACATCCAGGCGCTCGACTCGGCCCTGGCGGGCCAGCCGATGCCCCAGGGCGTCCAGCAGCAGGGGCCGGACGTGAATGCTGCGGTGCAGCAGGCCCTGGCCCCGCTGTATCAGGCCGCGCGGCAGCGCCAGGACCAGATCGTGCAGCAGGCCGATGGCGAGGCCCGCACCGAGCTTGAGGCGTTCGCGGCCGACCCGGCCAACGAATTCTTCCAAGACCTCCGGCAGGAGATGGCCGACATCATCGAGCTTGCCGACAAGCGTGGCCGCTCGGTGAGCATCGCCGAGGCCTACCGGCAGGCAGCGATGTTGCACCCGGAGGTTTCCAAGGTTATGCTCGCACGGCAGCAGGGTGTGAATGCCCGGCAACTGACCCAGAACGCCCAGCGGGCGAAGTCCGCAGCGGTCAGCGTCAGGGGCACCGCTCCTGTTGGCAATCCGACACCGCACGAACCGACCTCGATCCGCGAGAGCATCGAGGCGGCCATCGAGGCGCATTCGGGGTACTGAGGTCCGTAGAACCGGGCTCGGGAGACAGTCGAACCGGAGGGATAGACCGGCCATCGACACCCCAGGCTGGCGGCCATCGAAGGACTTCGGATGAATAGGTCCGCGTGTAAACGCGGGTTACATACTTCATTCGGAGGCCAAGATGGCATTTCCAAACGTCTCGGACATCGTCGCCACGACGATCCAGTCACGCACCCGCAAGATCGCGGACAACGTGACCAAGAACAACGCCCTGTACATGCGGCTCGACGAACGCGGCAACCGCAAGACGTTCAGCGGCGGCAACGTCATCTACCAAGAGCTTTCCTTCGCCCAGAACGCGAACGGCGGCTGGTACTCGGGATACGACCTCCTGCCGGTGGCAGCGAGCGACGTGATCTCGGCGGCTGAATTCAACATCAAGCAACTCGCCTGTCCCGTCACGATGTCGGGCCTGGAGCAAATCCAGAACGCCGGCAAGGAGCAGATGATCGACCTGCTGGAGGCGCGTATCAACGTCTCCGAGTCGACGATGGCGAACCTGATGGCCGAGGGCATCTACAGCGACGGCACCACCTACGGTGGCAAGTCGCTGACCGGCCTCGGGGCTGCGGTGCCGGCGCTCGCGCCAGCCTCGCAGACCACGGCCTACGGTGGCATCGTCGGCTCGACGTGGACGTTCTGGACCTCCAAGTACACGCTGACGGCGGTGCAGACGGCGGCCAACATCCAGGGCTTTATGAACACGATGTGGGCGAGTCTCGTGCGCGGCACCGACCGGCCCGACCTGCTCGTGCAGGACAACGTGGCCTGGGGTGTCTACATGGCCTCGCTGCAGGCACAGCAGCGGTTCACGTCGCCGGCAGTCGGTAACCTGGGGTTCCCATCCATCAAATTCATGGATGCGGACGTGGTTCTGGATGGTGGTATCGGGGGCTTCAACACCGCCAACACCACGTTCTTCCTGAACACCAAGTACCTGTTCCTTCGCCCGCACACGGCCCGCGACATGGTCGCCCTGGACCCCAACAAGCGGTACGCCGTCAACCAAGATGCCGAAGTCAGCATCCTGGCCTGGGCCGGCAACCTGACCTGCAGCGGCAGGCAGTTCCAGGGTCGGCTGGTCGGCGGCTGATCGGTTTCCTTGTCAAGTATTGCCGGGGCTTCGGCCCCGGCCTTTTTCAGCTTCAGGAGACACCTCCAATGACCACGACCCCCGCACTCATCGTCACCGGCAACGGCCTCGACATCGACAACAGCCTGCCCGGTGGTCGCCCCGGCCGCCCCGACCAGGGCCTGCCCGGTGGACGCCCCGGCCGCCCCGACAACGCCCTGCCCCCGCTGGTCGGCAAGTGGCCGCCCCCGGTGACCACATGGCCGCCGATCCCGCCGATCAGCATCGACATCGACCCGGACGTGGGCATCTCGCTGCCCATCGTCCTGCCCGGGAGCCCCGACAACGGCCTGCCCCCGGTAGCGGTCGCCCCCGGCCACCCGGCCAACCCCATCGTCCTGCCGCCGCTGCCCGAGGGCCCTGGCGTGCTGGTGGCGCTGGTCATCCCGCTGCCCCATGCCGAGCCGAAGGCTGGCTCGCCGGGTCAACCGGCGCTGCTCTGGTACGGCCCGGGCACGGTCCCGGTGGTGGCGTACATCGCCCCGATGGCGGCACCGAAGTAAGAGCCCCAGGCTTCAGGAGAACCACATGCCCGCAGGACTTTCAGGTGCCACCTCGACGCAGAATCTGGCGAATCCGAGTACCGGCAACTTCACCATCTTCGATCTGCTCTCCGGTCCCAAGGGCTCGCCCAAGGACCGCGATGTCGACGTGCCCTACCTGGGCAGCCCTGCAGGCACCGGCTTCGCGGCCAGCGGGGAAGCATCGACAGGGGCCCTCAGTACCGGGATCGGGTTCGGTTCGCCGCCCGTGATCGGGCTGACCGCCCCTGCCTCCATTGTGCTGGCAGGCTTCAACGACGACTACACCCCAGGCGTCACCATGCCGGACGGCACGGCCTCGGCCAACAGCAAGCTGATGTACATCGGCGGCGGACGCAGCAACAACGACGCCAACGGCACGGCCAACCCGTACACCGCAGGCTTCGGCATCGGTGCTGCGGGCCAGGGCGGCAGCCGCGATGCCGGCGCAGGACCGGCCTATACGGGCTTCGTGATGAAGATGGTCACGGCAGCGGCCGGGGTCGCCACTGGTGGCGTGGTCGAGACTGGCTACAGCAACCGCTCGGGCGTTGCCCTGGTCACGGGTCAGTCGGTGTTCGGCTCCTTCGGAACCGCCAGCGCCGCACCGAGCTAAGGCAAGCACGCCATGCTGATCGCAGGCGTGCTGAAGTTCGACCCGCAGGGCCGGATCATCCTGTCGGCCGGGCCGCCGCTCGACTTCAACGGGGGCACCCCCGTTGGGGCCGATGGCGGCCTTGCTGCAGCCGCAGGGGCCAACCCCAACCTCTACTTCGCGGCCATCGGCTACCTCGACGACGGGGCGATCACCGACAGTGACAACCCGCTGGTGGGGCACGGTGGCCCCATCACCAACGAGCAGGGCTCGCTACGCATCAGCCACGATCTGCCGGTCTACTGGTACGCCGGCCTGCCGCTGACGGCCGAGGGGTTCCTGTCGATCAGCGACGGCATCATCCCGCCCGTGATCGGCCCGGGAGCCTACGACCAGGGCTTCAACAACGCCTACGACAACGGGAGCCCCTGATGGCACGCAAGACAATGCTCGCCCTCCTCGCCGAGGCCGATGCGAACCTGCCCGATAACGCCACGCACCTGATCACGGCCGCTGCCGTGCGCTCGCTCATCAAGGACGTGATCGACTCGTTCGCCCCAGGCTACGGCATCGTGTCCAACGCGAACCTGACGCTGGCGGCGCTGACCGCCACGCCCCGCGTCATCCCCTACGTCACCACCCTGGCGCAGACACCCGAGTACACCATCGGCCTCGGGGCCGGGACGGTCACCCGGCTCGCCCAGGGCCTGCCGACGACAGTCAACCGCATCAGCTTCTACGCCGACATGGAGGCTGCTGCAGGCAACGAGGTCGCCTTCGCCGTCACCCGCAATGGCGTGCCGATCCCGGGGGGCGTCACGGTCAGCGGCCAGGGTGCGACCAACTTCGTCGGTGTCGCACTCAGCATCGGCACGACCAGCCCCGATGGGGCCAACTACGCCTACGCAGTGACCGCTTCCCGGGTAACCGGCGGCGGCACGCTTAACCTCATCCTCGCCAACGCCCGGCTCATCGTGGAGTCGGTCCCGACTCTCGGCATTTAAACGCTCAGGCTTCAGTGGGATGGGCCAGCCTAGATTCCCAAACATCCCGCGCACAAGGAGAACCCTCATGGCCCTCGATGCACAGCAGGTTGAAGCCCTGCAGAACAGCCAGCCCCCGACCGACTGGTCGAAGTTCGACCAGACCGTCAGTGTCGACGCCCGCCAGTTCGGCAGCGCTCCTGGCGGCCTGCCCCCAGGCATGGGCCCGGGGCACGACGACAAGCTCCACGTCCACTTCTACATGAAGCCCCGCATCGACATCGAGGAGTCGACCAAGGCCAACCGGCCGATCTACAAGGATGTGGCCTTCGTCACCGTGATGATCCCCGGCGACAAGAACAACATCGTCACGGCCGAGGTCTGGGACCTCCACCGCAGGCGCTGGCCGCAGCACTGGGCGCAGTTCCTGGCTGGCGTCAAGGATCAGGTGGTCGGCACGCCGCTGAAGGTCGCACCGTTCCTGACCGAGGCGCACATCGAGGAGCTTGCCTACTTCAAGATTCGCACCATCGAGCAGTTGGCGAACCTCTCCGACACCAACATGACCTTCATGGGTGCGCGCGAGATGTCCGACGCGGCGAAGAAGTACCTGCTGACGGTCAACGGCAACGAGGCGCTGCTGGAGCGCATCAAGGCGCTGGAGGCCCAGCTTGCCCAGCCCCATGTGGCCCAGGGCGACCATGTGCTGCCGTCCGATCAGCAGCGTCAGGTCGACGAGCATCGCGGCGGCAAGTCAGTGGTGAAGAATTTCGGCAAGTAAGCCTGGGGATACAGCATGGCGACCAGCTACTCGATGACCAACTTCAGCACCTTGCAGGTGCTGATGCAGCAGGTCTGCGCCATGCTCAACCTGCCGGTGCCAACGGACCCGGCAGGCTCCAGCGACCCCAACCTCGTGCTGATGAAGACGGTGGCGAACCTCGCCAGCCTGGAGATGCTCAATGCCTACGAGTGGTCGCAACTGACCAAGGAAGGCGTGATCAACGTCAACACCGTGGTGCCCCCGGTGCCGGGTGAATCCAGCGAGATTCCCTTCGACCTCCCGGGCGATTTCTACCGCTTCATCGACCAGACCCAGTGGAACGCAGGCATGCGCTTCCCTGCGGTCGGCCCGGTGTCGCCGCAGGGCTGGATGACGTATCGCGTCTTCCCGATCAGCGCCAACTTCACGCTGACGTGGCAGATGCGGCAGCGCCAGTTGTGGTTCCTGAATCCTCCGGCTCCTCCTGGGCAGGACTTCAAGTTCATGTACCTGTCCCAGGCCCTGGTGCAGGACGCGGACAACCCTGACCTCTACAAGAACGTCGCCACCAAGGCCGGCGACACGTTCCAGCTTGACGGCATCCTCATGGCGCTTTGCACCCGGATGAAGTGGCTGGAAGCCCGGGGCTTCGACTCATCCGCTGCCGTGCGCGATTTCCTGCTCGCCTTCGACAGCCGCATCGGTGCCGAGAAGGGAGCCAACATCCTGAACATGGCCGGCGGCCGTCACGACTACCCGTACATCGGCATCGGCAACCTGCCCGAGGCTTCGCTGTACGGGATGCGGCAGAACTAATTCCCCGTAACGAAATGGCAACGCTTCCTCCAGGCTGGGTGATCACTCCTCAGGTCGAAATCGTCCCCAATCCCAACGTGGGGACGCCGGCCGCCGGGGCCTATTTCTCCCGGCAGACCTACATCTGCACCGACGAGCATGGGCAGTACGTCTGTGCGTCCGGGGCCCAGGAGGACTGTGAGACTCAGGCTCAGTCGATGGCCCAGTGTCGCACGCAGCAG